AAGGTATTGTCCGACATCAAAAGGAGAGAAATCTTTTATGAGATACGAATATACAGTCACTAAAGAAGGTGGGGAAGCTGAAATTATGAGTGACATGAGTTGGAAAAAACTCTTTAAACGTGTACTCATGAAATACCCTACCTTCAGTGGATGGTGTACTTACATTAATAAAAAAGGACACGTTCAAGTACGAGCCTTTAAGAATGGGAAGGAAACAAGAAAATGAGACTAAGGGATCTACAAGAAGTCTTTGGTAAGTTTACAAAAGGGCAAAAAGGAACTATTATTTCTGATGCACATGTATATATTGAAACACAAGATGGACATTTAGAAGACGTGCGTCGAATTGAATTACAAGAGAACAATGTGATTGGCTCAAGTGAACCCTGTCGCGTTGTATTTAAGGCGGAAACTTTGAAATTATTTAGATCTAAAACTTTTAGGCAATCATAAAGGATCCCTTGGGAGCTGGTGGGGAACCTAGCGGGGAACCACCAGCAGCTAATATGAAAAAAGACGATTATATAAAAATATACGATGACTTATTCGAGCATGCGATGCATCTCTTGAATGATCATCAGAAACCACCGGAACTCGTAGCCGGAACGATGATGGCTATTGCCCAAAGAATTTATAAAACTCAACTCAGTGATGATGAATACAAAGACATGATGGAAGTGATTAAAGAAGCTCCTGTCAAACCTTACAATCTCAAAAAAGTAAGACTTCATTAATGGACGAAGCGGAGTTTGGCATTGACGGTATCAGCGAAGAAGATTACAACAGATTAAAAAAGGAGGTAAACATGGCTAAAAAGAAGAAAAAGAAAAAGAAAAATAAGAAGCAAAAAAATAAAAAGAAAAAGAGATAATTAAATGTGGAATCAAGACTTACTGTTTAAAATAGGAATGGTAATATTCTTTATCGGAGCAGTATATGTTCTGAGCCTTATTCCTAAATAACTGTGATATTTATGCAACAGTGTGACATTTATGTCACACTTGTGCCAACTAAGTGGAGATTTGAGGGCATTGATTTTTTTTTTTGATAAAGTTTTTACCTCTGGCACAGTGGCACAGAGGGTGTTTTTAACGAATAAGTGTTGGTATTATTGAATAATAGCTGTGCCAGAGGGTCAATTTATGGTGGCACAGGGTGGCACAAATGGCGTCAATACTAGCTTTTTTGAATTTATATGGTGGCACAGTGTGTACGTTCAGTTACGTTATGCATTCGCGGTTTTTGGCACTCGTTTAAAATTTTTAAAAAAAATTAAAGGGGTCAAAATTCCACTTATGTATGATAAAATAATCTATGCCCAGATTCAGAAGACGTAAAAAGTCTAAATATAAGCATATTGTAATAAATAAGAAGAAATTTTATTTTTATAAGATTTCTTGGCTTGACATTACTGCGGATGGTGGGCATGCTACGCCAGATGAGTTTGATAAATTTGAATGTTCTCAAATGCTGTCGTTTGCCTACGTCTACAAAAAGACGAAGAGGTTTCTATGGACATTTGCGAGCTATGATACTACAGATGAAGTCTATTCTGATAGGAATGTATACCCGCTAGGGTGTATATTAAAGATGGAGAAGATAAACATATGATTAATAAGACTCTCGTTAAAAATATGCCTCATGTTAAGTGGAAGGAAATTCCACCTGTGAGAGGACCCAATCCTCAAGGCTTAATAGATAAAGGTGTAATAAGTAATAAAGTTAAAGTAAAAGACTTGAAAGGCTTAATCAATTCTATGAACCCATACTCTGCTCAAAGAGATCTAGGGAAGATCCTTAAAAAATAATCAACCAAAGGACTATATGTTAGGATACATCAAACGATGTTATCACAATCTAAACAATGTGTTTAATGACCATCAGGGGATGGTGTTGTTTCTGATGTTGGTGGTAATTTATTTAGATTGTTCTTTTCGTTAGCAACGTCTATTGATACCCCATCAATTAATACTTTGTGATCATCTAAAATTTGTTTCATTTTTGTTTCTAATTCAGCTTCAGTAAGTTGATCTAGATTTCCATATTTAATAATCTTTTGATCCACGTAGAGCCCGGCTGCTTTACCTCGTGCTACTTCTGCATTGACTGCTGCGGACCAGGCGCCTTTCTTTAAGGCGTCCTCTCTTATCTTTGCTAGTTCAGTGATATGTCTTTCAAAATTGATTCCATATTTTTCTTGAACTTCTGCTCTTAACTCACCAATATATCTAACTACTAGTGGACTAATTCGAGGATTTCTTAATTCCGATGCAGCTTGTCTAGGCCTAGATGTATAGCCAGATTCTCTTGCACATTCAGCAGGACTCTTACGTCCTTCGTTATACACAAGTAATTCTGCGAATTTTAGTTGTCTTTCAGTTAATTTTGCGGGAACTCCCATGGTTGACTTGTATCGTACATTAGCGTACAAGTCAAATATGATAACTCCCTTGGTGAGATCCATTGGTCTCAAATTGAGGTTAATTATTTTGTTTGTAATACTTACGTTTGCAAGTGGGTGTAGTGAGTTTGCATTGCTGGCGAGTGGAGCAAGTATTGCTGGATCACAAAATATGTATGTAAGAGTTTATAATGGTGCTGACATGTTAACTATTATGAGTACTCAAAAGAGTATGAAACGACACGTTTACGAAAAAGGGAAGAAATATATTATTGAGGGTGTGTACGATGAAACTCGAGTCAAAGCTTTGGCAATTATTAAAGAAAAAGACCTCCCAAATTTCATGGACAAGAATAGAATCCTGGAGTAGCTTCGGTACTCCCGATTGCTTGGGATACCACGATTCTTGTGGTTTTTTTATGTGTGAACTCAAAGTAGTTTGGGGTCACAAAGTAAGTTTTTCACCCCATCAAAAACTATTTCACATTACTCGTCCGAAACGGAATTTTATATTAATTCAACAAGCCGCGGAAGGCTCTCATCCTTCCGTAAAACTTTATGGATCATCCTCGATCCACGGCCTGCTTGAAGACATCCGCGAAACGCCGGCCCTTGCCGTCGATGATTGGGATTTAATTCAAAGAATTTTTTTAGGCTTGCGCCCTAATTGAGCTTGGGCGCTCTCCACGAACCGCGCTGAGTTTTCCGCGTGTAGCTTGCCCGCTTGATCGCTTGCGGGCCCACCCTCCGCTTGAGCGCTTGGGAGCTTGAGAACTTCTTTTTCTTTTTTTATTTTTTTTTTAATGTTTTCCATAGATCACCCTCTTCACGTCCCGGTCCCAGCAGGCTCTGCAGCTCTGGCACTGGTTGCCCTGCTTCGGGGCCGGACACGTGACGCCGCCTTTAGTACTTACACCCGAGGTATAAGGCCAGAAGGTCACGCCGCGCGCCTGGTCATTCATATGGTCAGAGAATACTATTTTTAAATTTTTTGGAACTACATCTGGATCTAAAAATTTTAAGAATTGCGCCTCGCGAGTCGGCAGCCAGTGTCTGGTCTCCGGCGTCTGCTTGCACACTTCAAATATGTTAATGAGATGCTGCGCGCTCTGGATGTCTCCTGAGTCATGCCATCTAAAGACTGGACGGCCCTTAATGAGCTCGATCATGCCTGAGACCCAGCGCGGGTCCTCTAAAGCTTTCAACCTACGGTTGAGCGCTTTTTGTACATTGCCGAATCGATAGCGGCCCTTCAGGGCATAGCAGCCCGCGCACGTCGAGCCGGGCACCTTCACCAGCTTCTGGCCTGTAATGCATTGCGACGCCGGCAGGTTATAAGCCGGTCCAGGCATTTTAGACGGCGCACTCAGGCCGCCGGTTATTTCTTTAGCTTCTTTTTTTAACATATTCAGTATACATTTTTTCACAAATTAAATTTTTAATTTCCATTAATTTTTTTAATTCTTTTTTTTGAAATAGTTCAGGATGTTTAAGAGCCAGAGCTATTTGTGCTAATAAAGATTTTTTCATTCCTATAAATTCCTATACTAAGCTTGCGAGCTTGTCAACCTGCTTGAGCACTTGCGGCCCACCCACCCTTACCACTTTCTAAAATTCGACTTGTGGTTGTGCTTGCGCTCCGCGAGCTTGCCAGCCTGGATCTCCATATCAACCCCGAATTTTTTCCAGGAGCGGGCCATGATGCGAAGCTCCGCGGCCAGCGTTAACAGCTGGCCGTGGTTGCCCTTACTTATTTTTAAAGTAATTATTTTTTTCATTAATCTAACAGGACCATATATTGTTTAGGAAACTTCCTGCTAAACCAGGCTAATCCCTTCTCTACCAGGTCATATTTATGCATGGCTTCAGCCCCTTTGATCACATCATAAACAGCTGCCGCGTATCCTGGCACTGTGGCCTTCTCACCACTGAATGGATTTTGAATTGTAACATCCGCTTCACCGTCCAGCCTGTAGTCGGCATCCTCAAATGGGACTTCGACTTGTTTACCTCTTACCATTATTTTTTTCATTTTTTATCCTTTTATTATTGTGGTCCGAGTTTACCTACCAGTTAGCAGTCGGTCGGCTTAACAGGTCACTAACGAACCTTCACCGCTCGGACCACAGTGAATCTTATAATTTCCCATAGCTCAGGTCAAGCTTTATTATTTTTATTTTTAGTGTGGCATTAATGTTGCAACACTGTTGCAAAAATGTCACGATTTGCTTGTGACCTTTGGGCCCACCCACCCATAAAAAAAATAAGCTTGTGAGCTTGTGGTCTTTTTATTTTTTATTTTATTTTTATTTTAGGTAAAAAAATCCCCGGCAGGTACCAGCGCCCGAGCTGCTCCTGTGGGAGGCTTCCGCTCGTTTGGGGTAGCGGCTTACGGCCCGAACTACCGGGGATCCGTGATGGGCTCGCATTGAGCTGCGC